TCTGCCTCTCTCGACGCTCTGACATTCGAGAGGCTTGACGGTCGAGGCTTCCTCATCCGCGCCAACGGGTCGAACCTTGTCGGCGCGAGCTCCGATTCGATCCTCTTCCCGACCCTCGCTTTCGGATGGTCCCTCTCCCTCTTGCCGATCATCCTTGGTCAATTCGCCGCGAAGGTTCTCGGCGGAGCGTTTTGGGCTTGGATCCTCAACCGGAGTCGTCGTCGTGCTCTTGCTCGTAGCTAAGAGCGAGATCTCCCTCCCGGACCATCCGCGAGTCGGGACTCTCGTCACTCCCGACAATGGAGCGACCGTCTCCGGGCTCCGTCCTTGGGCGATGGATAACTCCGCTTTCTCCGGATTCGATGAGGACCGCTTCCTCCGGATGGTGAAGCGTCTCTCCGGGACTCCCGGTTGTCTGTTTCTCACGGTCCCGGACGTAGTAGCGGACCACGAAGCGACTCTCGACCGCTGGCTCTATTGGAGTCCGCGTCTCCGTCCCTACGGATTCCCTCTCGCTTTCGTCGGACAGGACGGATGCGAGACGGTCCCTCCCGTTGCCGACGTTCTCTTCATTGGAGGATCTACCGAGTGGAAGCTCTCCGCTCATGCTCAACGGTTGATCCGCGGCTTCGACGGTTGGGTACACGTCGGGAGGGTCAACTCGAACCGGAGACTCCGACTCGTCAAGTCCTACGGAGCCGACTCAGTAGACGGATCCGGAATGGCGATGTTCACGGAGACGAAGCTCCCTGGCTACCTCGACGCTTCCGAGTTCGAGCAACTCTCCCTATGACGACCGAAGTCGAAACCTTCTCGGTCATCGAACAGAAGAGAGCCCAACTCGACCGAGCCCGGAGGATCCAATCCCTCTACACGGTCCGGGATATGCGGAGGACGGAACAACTCCGGAACCGCTACGCGGAGGATCCTGTCGCTTGGCTCCATGATTTCGTGGACTTCGGGGAGCTCGGCGGGCTCTCCGAGTACCAAGAGGAAACACTCGACGCAATCCCGAGAGAACGACGGGTCGCTACTCGGGCTCCGAGAGGCGCGGGGAAAACCGCTCCCGCCGCGCAAGCGGTCCTCTGGTTCGCTAACACGTTCGACGGAACCGATTGGAAAGCGGTCACAACCGCGGGAGGTTGGCGACAGCTAATCAAGTTCCTATGGCCCGAGATCCACAAGTGGAGTCGAGCGATCCGTTGGGACAAGCTCGACCGCCGACCGTATACCAACTACGAGCTCCAAACGATCTCCCTCAAACTCCGAACCGGCGAGGCTTTCGCTGTCGCTTCCGACAACCCGGATCTCATCGAGGGAGCTCACGCGGAGAACCTTCTCGCCATAGTGGACGAGGCGAAGTCCGTCCCGGCGAAATCATGGGATGCGATCGAGGGTTACTTCTCCGATCCCGGATTGAAAATGGCTCTCGCGATCTCCGTTCCCGGAGAGGCCGCGGGACGCTTCTACGACATTCACGCTCGGACGGCGGGCTTCGAGGATTGGTTCCCGATCCACGTCACGACCGAGCGGGCTCTCGCCGCGGGTCGGATTACTCCCGAATGGGTCGAGGCTCGGAAGAACCAATGGGGAGAGGATTCTCCGATGTTCCGGACCTACGTCCGCGCCGAGTTCGCTGGATCGGAGGACGGAGCAATCCCGCTCTCATGGGTCGAAGCAGCGATCGACCGTTGGGATCCCGACCATCGAGCTCCGCTGATCTCGCTCGGAGTGGACGTAGCGGATACCGGAGACGACCAAACCGTGATAGCCAAACTCCACGGATCCCAAGTCTCCGCTCTCGAATACCACGACGAGAAGGGAGCGGTCGGAGAGGGACTCCAAGCGACCGTAGGCCACGTCTGGAAAGCTCTCGGATACGGGAAATCGAAAGTCCCTGTCGTCGTGGACTCGATCGGAGTCGGAGCGGGAGTCGTCGGTCAACTCCGGGAGAAGGGAGTCAACGTCTCAGGCTTCAACGCTTCGGAGAGAACCGTCTCGACCGACTCGACCGGAGAAATCGAGTTCGTGAACAAGCGGTCCGCGGCATGGTGGAACATGCGCGAGATCCTCCATCCCGACAACCCGAATCCGATCGCGCTCCCTCCCGACGACAAGCTCATGGGAGATCTCACGTCTCCGAAGTGGCTCCCTGTCACGTCCGGAGGGAAGCTCCGTCTCGAACCGAAGGACGAGATCCGGAAGAGGATCGGTCGTTCTCCCGACTCCGGAGACTCGGTTGTAATGCTGTTCTGGAAGGAACCCGTCAAGACGAAGATCTCTCCCGATTGGGGAGCCGCGTAAGTGAGAGCGACCCAACTCACTCCCGCCGAGTTCCGGTTGCTCGATGATTGGGCTCGCAACGTCCGCGAGCTCTTCAACGGAGAGGTCCCTTACTTGGTCGGATCAGTATTGGATAGGCGGGACTTCCGAGATATCGATGTTCGTCTCATGCTCGATCCCGGTCCCTACGCGACCCTCGACGCTCTCTTCGACGTGAAACGGTTGGGCGCGGTCGTCTCGATATGGGGATGGAGGGTTACCGGAGGAATGAACATCGACTTCCAGATCCAAGAGTCCGACGCAGCCAACCGGGAGTTTCCCGGAGTCCGACACGCTCTCGGGCTCTGAAATCGCGATCGATCGCGATTGGTTCTAGTACGATTGTTCTCAACCGATCGAGAGAGGGAGCCCAATGGCGAAGGACTTATTCGAGCAAGAGCGATCCATGTTCCAGCGGATCTCCGATGAGGCGGGAGAGCTCTCCGTAGAGGTAGGGGAATGGACAGCGGAACAGACCTTCGGAGATCCCGGACTCGACGGATCCCGGACCGTAGCGATCGACATTTACTCGCTTCTCCGAGTCGCGGCTCGGTTGAGCTTGGAAGCGATCAAGGCTCTTCCGAACCCTGGACCGGATCCGTCGAGCTCGTCCTAGCGTCCTCGCTGATCTGTCCGACTTGCGGTCCTACCGATGAGCTAGAGCTCGTCCAACCCGCTCTCTTCGCTCACGGAGGGTACGGAGGGACAGAGAGACTCCGGATCCGCTTCTGTCCTTGTGGAGCGATCTGGACCGTCTCATCGTGGACGGAGAACCCGCGCCGACTCGACCCGTAGCTACACTCGGAAGCATGGTCCGCGGACCCGTCGAGGTTCTCCGTTCAATTCGTAAGCAGTACGTCGCGGACGTTTCTCTCTCCGTCTCTCCGAGCTCGTTCCCTTCTATGCCTTGGGGATGGAGCACGTCGAGCGGATTTACTGACGTTCGAGAGGTCGGAGACGGATCCCGAAACTCGATGGTCGTCGGAGCTCTCAACGTCCTAAAGACCCGTTTCCCGGAACCTCCCGGAAAGGTATTCGAGAAAGAGGAAGGTCCCGAGCTCTTCGGAGAGGAAGTCCCGGAGCATCCGATGATGGATCTTCTCGACCATCCGAATCAACATATGCTCGGGGAAGAGCTCTACCAATACCTCGTCGCTTCCGCGCATATCTCCGGAGACGCTTACTGGATCAAGAACCGCTCCGCTTCGGGTCGAGTGGTCGAGCTCTGGCCCATGCTCCCGAATCTGACCGAACCACTCCCGACCAAGGGTCTTATCGCCAACGTCCACGGACAGGGACAGATCCGAGTTGACGACGACCCGTTTATCGGGATCTACCGCTACACGATGAACGGGATCGAGACGTACTTCCTCCCCGAAGATATCGTCCACTTCCGACCGCTCGGGCTCGACTCAGAGGATCTCCGACACGGGTTCTCCCCGATCCGCTCCGTCCTCCGCGAGATCGTCGGAGACGAAGCCGCGTCCCAATTCCAAACCGCGCTCTTGAAGAACATGGGCTTCCCTGGACTCGTTTTCTCCCCGAAGGTTCTCCCGGAGGGAGTCGAGTATCCAGGCGAGCCCGCCGCGGAAGAGATCAAGAGCAAAGCGAACGAAGAGTTCGGAGGCCATAGACGAGGCGGGACCCTCGTCCTTCGAGGTCCCTTCGACGTGAACGTTGTCGGGATGAGCCCGGAACAACTCGATCTCAGGACCGCTCACTTCCACGGAGAAGAGCGGGTCGCTTCCGTTCTCGGAGTTCCAGCGGTCCTCGCGGGTTTCGGCGCGGGGATCGAGTCGAGCTCGGGGAAGAGCGAAACCGTCGAGTTGATCCGTGACTTCACGTCCGGGAAGCTCGTCCCTTTGTGGAGGATTTGCGGAGCCCGGATCACGGAGTCTCTTCTGATCCCGGACTTCGAGGGAGACAGGAAACGTCGCTTCTCGTTCGACACTCGCTCCGTCAAGGCTCTTCAAGAGAACCGGAAGGATGCGGTCGAGTCGGCGGTCGCTTCCTATCAGGGAGGGATCGCAACCCGTGGAGAGGGTCGTTCTGTTCTCGGGCTCGAAGTGACCGAAGCCGACGATATCTTCCTCATGGGAGCGACGATGGTCACGGTCCCGAGAGACGAAACCGACGAGACTCCGGATCCCGCGGTCCCTCCGGTCCCGTCCCGGAATGGAGAAGCCGAGCTCTCAGAGGAAGAGCTCGCGGATCTCGCGTCCTAATGAATGACTAGCGTCCTCTCCGTCCCGCGGGATCGAGTCCAGCGTTCCGACCGTTGGCGCGCGGTAGACAGCGACCTAACCCGCCGAGCGGAGAGCGCGACTCCGCACGTCCGACGATTGTTCCGAGCCGAAGCCCGGATCATCGACGCGGTACTCGACGCGGGAGGCGCGGCTTCTCTCGACTTCGCTCTCGAAGCCGTCTCCGTCGAGGAATGGGAACGGACCCTCGAAACCCTCTGGATCTCGAACGGGGAGCAGATCTTCTCTCAGACCTACGCGGAGCTCGTCCCGCTGAAAGCCCGAGCTCCAAGGCTTTCCGATATCCCGGAGGCTCTCGGGGAGATCCGAAGCTACGTCACGGACCGAGCCCGCGCGATCGTGGAGAACACTCAACGACGGATCCGGGAAACCGCTCAGAGAGCCGCGGGGAGCGCGGGAGAGAACCTAGACGATCTTGTCAGATCCGAGATCCGGAACCTCTACACGAATTGGGATGCGGGACGGTCCGCTTCGATCGCTCGTCACAACGTCCTCGCGGCGACAGCCCAAGCTCAACATACCGCGGCGCGGGCTTCGGGAGCGACCCTCGTCAAAGAGTGGGTATCGATGAAGGACCGCCGAGTCCGTCGAGCTCATCGAGAAGCGGACGGGCAGACGGTCGGACTCGAAGGGCTCTTCTCGGTCGGCGGAGAACAACTCCGCTATCCGAGAGATCCAGCGGGCTCCGCGGCGAACACGGCGAATTGTCGTTGTATCGAGATCTTCTCTCCCGATACCGAGCTCTCCGTCGAAGCCGCGATGAGGGTCGGACCGACCGAGCTCCCTCCAAGCGGTCCGACAAGCGCGAGGGTCCCGCTGTCACAAGACGAGTTCATTCGAGCTCTCGGTCCGCGGTCGAGATCCTTCGACCCGGAGATCTAC